TTGTTCATCCCATCTTGTAGCATAATGTTTTCTTGAAATAAAATGACCTGCTTGTATTTTAGTCCAATGATGGACTTCTCCACATGTAGCACATCTACAGTATCCTTCAGGATCTGCATCTCGTTGTCTAATGTATTTAGAGAATACAGTATCTAGTTTCTTTATTAAGTTCTTTCGTTTAGGTTTTCTAGGCATTTTTATTTGTCCATACTTGTTATTAGAATCTTTCCAGACTCTGGATCTATTTCTTTTATTTGTTTATAGATGTATTTAGAATTAGCTTTTACTTCATTCTTTTCTGTTTTAGATGAATCTAAACCAAGATTAGTATATTGGATTGCATCCAATTTTAATAATTCATCTGTTCTATCTTTAACAGTTAAATTAAAATCACTTATAATTTTATCAGCTAATCTTCTTATATCATCCATATTTAAATTGTTTTATATTAATTACCACTAACCCACCAAAGTTATTCACTTTTTTTTTAAAAGTAAATAGGTAAGCTTATTTTGTTTTAAACAGTAAATGTTAATACTCTATTCTCTCGTCTTGTCCTTTATAGGATTTATACCTCTACAGATCTTCTGTTTAGTTCTTTAAGAATTAAATGTTTTTTTCTACTATAAGTAGAATTATTATACATTGTTATCAATTCTTTAGTTTTAAAACTACAAGGTGGATGATGTTTCCAAGTGTATTGTTTTCCAATTATCTTGCCTCTTGCATCTCTTTTATATTCCTTTGTAGAAGGTTTTAATTTTATTGACATATTAGTTAGACTTGTTGTTTAGTTTCTCAAACGTTCTCATTCCTCCAAGTCCTAACATTCCTATTAATACTGTCATTAAATGTTCCATTTGTAACGCTGGTGGAACTTGTTCTTGTCCTAAAAACCAAATCAATAAATCTCTTAATACAAAGTTGTATGCTAATGCCACTCCACAAACCCATCCAATAAAAGGACGCCATCCAGCTACGAAAATTGTTCTGTGCTGTGCTTCTACTTTGTTTATCTCTGATTGTAATTCTATTAATTGTTGTGGATCTATCTCTTTTCCTTTAATAAGCTCTCTGATCTCCATACCTAAACCTCCTATATCAGATGAGTCTTTTATTCCTAATAATCTTTTTAATATTTTAAGCATAAGTCCAAATTACTTTTTGTGTTTTACTGGGATCTGAATCTACATGTATAAATGTGTTAGCTATGCCTATTCTATAGAATCCAGCTTTAATAAGTGCTGATAGTATTTCGTATCTTGCTGTACTGGATGTTGCATGTATATCGGCAGCGAATCCTCGTAGATGTGATGAATTCTCTGTTCCTCCCACTTTTGCATTATGTTCTTCAGTTCTGAATCCTGAATTAATCCTGAATGGTATCCCTGCAATTTGACGTGCATGGTTGAGCATGCGGAGAAAAGTTGGATCCATATTATGACCACTATCAGGAAAGTCAGGCGAGTCAAATTCACTATACTTAAAATAAGATTTCATTAGACATTAATTACATCTTTAATTTACCAAGCCATTTGTTCCAGCCTTTAGCAACTGCAATATTAAATTTTTCTAACTTGTTTGCTATGTATCTTAATATTCTTACCATAATTTATTTTTTATTAAAATTATCTAAAAGTTGTATTGTCTTGATAACTGTATAAACCAACGTTGCTATTATTAAGAGTGCTTGTAGTGCTTCATTTATTTGTGTCATACTTACTATATAAACTCCTAATCCTATTATTGTTGGTTTAAACCCTTCCATTTTAATTTATTTTTATTGCCATATATATATAAGTTTTACCATTTTCATTTGGATTACCTGTTACTGTAAATCCATCTGAATCAAAACTTGCTAATTCACTTCCTGCATATTCAGCATTATTTCCATTAGGATATAAAACTTTACCTGCACCTCTTACTGAATCATAAACTTGCCAACTATCTGTTCCATCAGATTCCTTAATTATAACCCAGTCAGGTTGGAATCCAAGCCCAGTTACCGCTAATGTACTTCCATTTCCTGAATAGCTTGAAATTTTACTATATCCACTTACTGAATGAAAACAATAAGCAATAGCATTTCCTGCATTAAAACTTTCAACAGTAAAAACAGTAGCACTTGGATTTGTTTGTCCCCATACATTTGTTCCTGTTGTTTTAGCATCAGATGAATTTAATTGTACTCTTGCTGCATTACCTAAAGATGTATGATATACATACCAATCTTCCGAACCGTCTGTTCTTTTTAATATTATCATTTCAGGTACTGCTGATAAACCGTGAGGTATTTTTTCAGCAACTGAACTGCCAAATTGCTTTTCAAACTTAACAATACTAAACCCTGCATTAGCATTTGCACTAACTGTTGATAATGGTATTTGACTTAATCCACTTGGAAAATCTAATGTGTCATTATCTGAAGTAGATTCGTTATATAAAGCACTAATTTGTGTTGATGATAACACTTCATCATATATTCTTACTTGGTCTATTCTTCCTTCAAAAACTCCCCAATAACCTAAATCTTGTTGAAATAATTTTATTGCACCTAAAGCACCACTTGGTGTCTGACCCGTTATTGTTTCTCTTAAAGTACCATCTACATAAAGTTGTGTTGTACCACTACCATTATATGTAACCCCAAGATGATACCAAGTATTTGTTGATATTGTATAACCACTTCCTCTGTTAGAGCTATTAATAAGCATCCAAACTTTGTTGCTTTCCCAACCAATTATCCAATTTGCACCTGCACCCATAATAACAGAAGGAGAACCACTTGTAGATTCATTATATATCCATAGTGAAAAAGTAAAAGCACCACTTGGAGTATAATTAAGTGCTACTTTACTATTTGAAGCTACACCTCGTACTGCTTTGTTAAATTTACCACCTGAAACATAAGTAATATTACTTGCGGTTCCATTATAAGAACCACCTATATCATTTGAATTATCCTCAAACTTATATGCTGCTACTGCAGTACTTTTACTAAAGATCGTAGGTTCGTTATCATCAGCTTTCCACGCCCAAGCAACATAGGTTTCGCCACTTGCATTAATTGAACCATCATTACCTAACGTAAACCCATCAGAATCAAAAGAACTTAAATAAATACTATTTGTAAATTCTTGCGAAGTCAAATTAGGAAATATAAATTTACCTGCACCTCTTACAGTATCAGCAATATTATGATTGTCAGCAAAACTTCTACCTTTTAACCAAACCATAGAAGGAGAAAAACCTAACCCAGTTATAGATTGTGTTCCACCATTACCTGTATAAGTTTTTACTGCAAAACTATCTGCAAGTGTTGGTGCTTCTGTGTCAGGATCTGCTGCAAATGCCATATAGATATAATCACTACCATTTGTATTCATAGCATTATCACTTGTTTTTACTTGAAAACCATTAGATAAAAAATCTAATACATAACCCCCTAATTCTTGACCATAATCATTTGGGAACAATCCTAAATTTCTTGGGTTTGTTGTATTTCTTTTATTATCTAATATCCACCAATTATCTCCACTTACTTTCCTTCCTAATACAAAAGCAGGTTCAAATCCTGTTTCTACAATCGTTCCATTTGCTGAACCATTACCTGTGTATTTTCCAAACTTTGAAAACCCTTCGACTGAATGGAAACAATAAGCAATATTTGTTTCACCTGATTTATTTACATCTGTATCTGTACCTATACTAAATACACTTGATGTAGGTTGAGTATTACCCCAATATACTGAAGTAGTAGATGTGGCGTTACTTGAGTTAAGTGTTACATATTCGTGTTCAGGATACCCACTTGAGCCTGTGTTGTACTTATGATATACAGGCCAATGTGAAGCAAAAGTTCTGCTTTTAATAATTATTACTTCAGGTTCCGAACTTAAACCATGCCCCACAGTTTGTCCATTTTGTCCATCACCATCATATTGTACAATTGAAAATCCTGCATCTGTATTTGCTTGTACTGTACTTGTAATATCCCCATCAGTATTGCTGCTTGTAGTTCCACCACCTGCTTTCCAACACCAAGCTACATAATTTGAACCACTATCATTAATTTCATTATCAAGTCCTAATGTAAATCCATCTGCATCAAACGAAGTAAGTGTTGCTCCACCTGTTCTCTCTGCATTAGTACTATTTGACTGTAGAAATTTTGTTGTACCTCTTGTTGAATCAAACAAGTTATGATTTTCTATATTATCCCTTTCTTTTATCCAAACAAAATCAGGTTTAAATCCAACACCAGTAATACTTTGTGTTCCACTATTACCATCATAAGTAACTACCTTAAAGTTTTCACTTGGCACTAACCCTCCAGCTCCTGTAGGTCCCTGTAATAGCCTTTTATTTACAGCCATATTTAATCTATATTAGGGAAATCGTATGTCTTAACTTTCTTTTTAGTAGTTAATGCACCAATTTCTGATTCAACTGTCTCTGATAATTCTCTTAAAGCTACTCTTGCATCTACAACATCTGCTGGTACATCTGCTCCATTATCTGCTTCTCTAATTATATACCAGTCAGTCTTTGCAAGTTCGTTTCCTATTTGTGCTTTAAAGTTATTGATTGCTTGTTCTTTTAATTCTGCTAATGTTTCACTCCAAGTTATATCTTCAGCATCTTTTCTAAATACTGTTGCTTGTGTGTCCCAATATATTTCACCTAAAGTGTGTATTCTTGAGTCATAACTTTCGTCTATGATTACATCAAATAATCCAGCATTTCTTAATGCATCAGCCGACATAGCTCTCGCATTTAAATGATGACCTGTTGAAGATCTAAATGATTTTGGTACGTCTGGGTACGTTGTAATAATTCCGTTGTTGTTTACTGCTTTCATATTATACTGCTTCTTGTGAAATTGAACCCCATTGTTCAGTAGCTCCATTTGTAGATACTACTTGTATTAAATTTGAAACTGTTCCATCATATGTACCGCTTATCTCTTTTAAAGATGTTGGCAGTGTTAATGCAAAGTCTCCTGTTACTATAATGTCTTTAACCATTCCTGTTGATACACTACTAAATGTTATTTCTGTTGCTTCAGTTATTGTAAGTGTATAAACTTGTGCGTCTGTAAAATCTATATCTACTGTTGCTCCTGCTGTAAGAGGATCAATCGTTGTGAATTCCTCTGCTAGTTTAGAGTATGTTATTGAATCATCTGCTACACCAGCACCGTCATATAACTCTGTAAAGTTATCATTTGTTTTATCAAATGCGGATCTTATTGGATCTCCTGTTCCGTCATTTGCTGTTGTTCCTATATTTATCGTTTGTTTTGCCATAATTAATATAATGTTTTATCTGCTGTAAATAATGTGCTGCTTGCTAATACTAGCGTTGTGTCTGCTCTAAAATACGAACCGTCAGCGTCAAAAGGGTATATTATACCCCATCCATTTTCTTCATTTACATTTCCCCACCACGATACGTCATATATTGTTCCAAACATACTATTACAATAAGTTTTTTAATTTTTTGTTATTCTTTGTCAAGTCTATAATGTATTTTTTTAATCTTTGCATGTTATAGGCTTTTGGTTTGTATTTTTTCTTTATAATACCCATCCCTCAAAACTAGCATCTTTATCAGGATATACATCCTCGTTAGAGTTACTCTTGTATTCTGGAAAACTGTCATTATTAAAGCTCATGTAGCTAATAAATCTATCCGTATAGTACTGGGCTAAATTTCTTTCCTTTTCAATAAGAAAGTCAATTTCCGTTTTGTCTACGTTTGTTGCATTTTCGCTAGAGTGTTTAAATACTCCTTTATTAGCGAGTGTATATGCAGCAAAAGGCAAATACTCTACCATAGCCCAGTGAATAAGCATTGGCTTTACATAATCTGTAACTAGATTTAAATAACCTCCAGTTAAACTGCTTGCTATTATATCAGCCTCTATCTTATTTAATAAATCTGTACCTAAATAGTTTTGAACATGAATGTCTTGTGCTATCTTGATAAACTGAATAAACTTATCAGTATCAACATTACCGTTCATTGCTGTAAACTTTACTATATCTTTTCTGCTAATTAATAATGCTTGTGCCATTTTTATCTAGGGTTTTTATATCCGTTATTTGGCATATCTATTGGTCTAGTTGCCACTTCTTTCTTGTTTTTTTCTGGT